GACTATGAGTGGCGTCAGTTATCCATACAGGTATTCTTACGAACACGTCGCAGCGAGCCAAACCGCGCAGGTTTTGGGTACAACGGGCGCAAAAGGCGACTATCTGCATCGCATCGTTTGTACTGTCAGCACCTCTGCTACTGGCAACGTGGTCATTGTGGACGGTTCGGGAACGGGCATTCTGACGCATACCATTCTTCCTGCGCTTGCAGGTACGGGCGTGAACGTCTACAACGTCGAACTGAACGCGGTTAGCCAAGACGGTGCGTGGAAGATCACGACCGGCGCAGGGGTTGAAGTAATGGCAATTGGCATATTTAGCGCGTGATTGCCTGCGTCCTAAAGTCGGGTGGTGACTTTAAACCGGCTCATGTTTATGCGCTGCAAGAAATGTGCGCTCGATTCCTGCCGGGCGAGGAGTTTATCTGCCTAACCGACATGGAGCTAGACTGCCCGACGCTGGCGCTCGACCACGACTGGCCGGGCTGGTGGTCAAAGCTAGAGCTATTTAGGCTGCCAAGCGCGTTGTACATGGATTTGGACACGGTTCTAGTGGGAGATTGCAGCGAGATGTTAGAGGCAGCAAGGCCACATGACTTTGTGATTATGCGCGATATATATAGGGGTAAGCGTAACCCGTTGGCGATGCAATCTAGCCTTATGTGGTGGTCAAAGCCGCATGAGTATCTCTACGATGAGTTTAAGACCGGCGAACGGTACTGCGAAGGAGGTGACCAGATTTACCTTGAACACGCACTCCGAAACGAACCCGTTACTTATTGGCAGGACATTACGGACGGTGTGTGCAGCTTCAAGGCTGATGTGCTGGAGCATGGTCTTAGGGAGCAGGACAAAGTGATTGTGTTTCACGGGAAACCTCGGCCGTGGGAGCAGACAAGGGTTCAGTATGCGGTCGCGTAGAGGCTATTTCGTACCTGAAACCGACGAGCATTGCCTAGCTGCGGCGCTTGATGAAGTGGGTGATCTAGGTTTTAGTTTGGATTTGTGCAAGGACTTCAGGACAGTTATACAGGCTGGCGGCAATATCGGCGTTTATCCTCTGGCGCTCGCAGAAAAGTTTGCTGTTGTATATACGGTCGAGCCGGATGTGGATAACTTTGAGGCGTTGGAAGCTAACACCTGCAACGCAAGGAATATTGTAAGCAGACGCGCAGCATTTGGGCGGGTGCATGGCAGGGCGGCGATAGATAGGGTTTATCCTGACAACATAGGTGCGCATCGGGTCAAGGAAGGCAACGAGTTTGCGGTGATCCCGATTGATAGCTTGGGCGTGGCTGATTGCGACTTCCTCCAGCTTGATATTGAGGGTTCAGAGCATGAAGCTCTGCTCGGCGCAGTAGCTACTATCGAGGCGGGTTGGCCTGTGATCACCTTAGAGCTTAAAGGTTTGGGCGAACGGTACGGGTACACCGACGATGAAACCATCACTTGGTTGCGGTTTATGGGTTACAAGATAGCCGACCGAGTTAACAGGGACGTTATATTCACACGATGAGCGCAGCCTGGACACGTAAAGAAGGGAAGAACCCTGCGGGAGGGCTGAATGCGGCTGGTCGCGCTAGTTATAAGGCTGAAACCGGCGGGACGCTGAAAGCACCGGTAAAAGCGGGCGATAACCCGCGCAGAGCATCATTTCTTGCGAGAATGGGTAATATGCCGGGGCCGATGCAAAAGCCTAATGGCGATCCTACCCGTCTGGCGCTTGCTCTAAAGGCATGGGGTGCGTCAAGCAAAGAGGACGCACAGGCAAAAGCGCGTGCTATTTCGGCGCGGAATAAATAATGGCTGACGCTAACCGACTTGCCGCTGCTTTACGTTACCAGCAAAATATGGAAGGGCCGGTAACCATGAACCCTAACATTGCCGAACAGGGTAGAAAGGGCAGGGCAAACATGGCTCCCCCTACCTCGGTAATGGATCCGCGTTCAAGGGACTATGAGCGCAGGTCTAGGGAAACAGAGAACTTTTTGATTGGCGCTGATATATTGGCTGGCGCTTTGCCGTTTGCACCGTTGGCTAAGGGCGCGGTAATGGCTGCTGGACGGTATGCAACACCTCAAGTAGCGCAAGCGTTAGAAAATTACACGTTCAAGACCGGCATGGCGTTGCCAGTAATTAACACAACAGGGTTACCCAATAAAGGCATGGATTTGATCCGTAGCAAAGTAGATGAGTTATCAGATACGTTAAACAAACAAGGATTTGAAGCAACTGCTAAATACTCAGGTAGCGCGGCAGGGCCATCTGCTTATGTAAATGTATTTGACCCGCAAACAGGCCGATTTATCAATTCCCCTGCTAGGATTTCGGGACATTCCAAAGGCCCGTATCAAAGCCAATTTGTGCATGAAATTTCTGATAATCCTGAATCAACGCAAAGATTTTTTGATCTTGCAATGGAAATGCGGGCTAAAGGGCCAACAGAATTACTGCAAAAACAAACTTCTGCAGAACAAACTGCAATGCAAATGCGGTATGAAAGCGCACAGAAAAAACTTGCTAAAGGTAAGTCATTGACCAACAGCGAACAAGAAGCCGTCAATATACTAGGACAAGAATAATGGAACCGACCAGCACCGGCGTACAGAAATGGCTCAACGTCATTTCAAGCTATGACAATGAGTTTAAAAAGTGGGAAGCGCGGACAACTAAGATTGTTAAGCGTTACCGCGACGATAACAGAAGCCAGCACACGAACGAAACCGCCAAGTTCAACATCTTGTGGAGCAACGTCCAGACGCTTATCCCTGCTGTTTATGCCAAGCTCCCTAAAGCGGTGGCAGAACGGCGGTTTGGCGATAATGACCCTGTTGGACGAGTAGCGGGACAGCTTATTGAACGCGCCTTAGACTTTGAGATTGAGCATTACCCTGACTTCCGCGCAACGATGAAACACGCGGTCGAGGATAGGTTCCTCGGTGGTCGCGGGGTTGCTTGGGTACGGTACGAGCCGCACGTCAAAACGCAAGATATGCCTGAAGATGGTTTGCAGGTAACGGAGGACGTAGAAAATGAGCGATCCGAAGGTCAAACCCCTGAAGGTGCGCCGGAGAATGAAGATTACACCGCTGGCGAAGAACCCCAAGAGGAAATTGACTTTGAACAAGCACCCACGGATTATATTCATTGGCGTGATTTCGGACATTCTGTAGCGCGTACATGGGAAGAAGTAACCTGCGTCTGGCGGTGGGTGTACATGAGCCGCGAAGCTCTAATTGAGCGATTTGGCGAGAAAACCGCCAAAACTATCGCGTTAGATTCCGGCCCCGAAACGCTTACAAACTACGGGCAGTCTACGAAAGAACGTACCCGCGCCAAAATATGCGAGCTTTGGGACAAGGAAACCGGCAAGGTTTATTGGCTGTCCAAGAACAATCCTACGTTGATTGATGAGCGTGACGATCCGTTAGAACTAGAGGGTTTCTTCCCTTGCGCTACGCCTCTGTACGCGACGATGACATCGGACACCTTAGTTCCGGTTCCTGACTTCATTTTGTACCAAGACCAAGCGAATGAACTTGATATCCTTTCAGATCGCATTGACGGGCTGGTAAAGGCTCTCCGGGTTCGGGGTGTGTATGACGCCAGCCAGCCTAGCCTGCAAAGGCTGTTGACAGAAGGCGAAAATAACGCGCTGATCCCTGTTGATAAGTGGATGGCATTTTCGGAGAAGGGCGGTCTGAAGGGCAGTATTGACCTGTTGCCGCTTGATGTGCTGTCAAACGCCTTGCTGCAATGCTACCGGGCGCGAGAAGATATTAAAGGGCAGATTTACGAGATTACGGGCATATCGGACATTATTCGAGGCCAGACCGCCGCTTCCGAAACCGCTACCGCGCAGCAGATCAAAGGTCAGTATGCCGGTCTAAGGCTCCGTAGTATGCAGGAGGAAGTTGCTCTATTTGCTTCTGAGCTTATCAGGCTAAAAGCGCAGGTAATTTGCTCTAAATTCCAGCCTAAAACCATCCTTGAATACGCCGCTGCCGAGCAGATGAGCGAGGCCGACCAAGCTCTAGTGCCGCAAGCCTTGATGCTGCTGCAAGATAGTCCGTTGCGAAACTTCCGAATTGAGGTGGACGCTGATAGCCTGGTCCAACTTGACGAGCAGCAAAACAAGAAAGACCGCGTGGAGTTTCTGACCGCGTTTGGTTCTTTCATGCGGGAAGCGTTACCTGTAGGCCAACAGTCACCAGAGCTTGTCCCTATGCTGGTAGAACTGATGAAGTTTGGCGTGGGCGGGTTTAAGCAAGCCAAAGCAATAGAAGGCACGCTAGACGTGGCGTTGGAGCAGATCAAGCAGAAAGCCGCTGCAAGCCAACAGAACCCGCAACAGCGCCCTGACCCCGAAATGATGAAGCTCCAGGCTCAACAACAGTTAGAGCAAGCCAAAATGCAAGCCGCAGCACAGTCCGACCAGATGCGGGTGCAGGCAGACGCTCAGGCAGCGCAAATGAAGGCGCAGCTCGATGGGCAAATGCACCAGTCCAAGATTCAAGCTGAGATGCAACTGGCGCAAATGCAGGCTCAGATTGAAGATCAGAAAATGCAGCACGAAATGGCTATGAAGGCGCAGACCGCCGCGGCAGAGGATGAATTTAACCGTTGGAAAGCGGAACTTGAGGCTGCGACTAAGGTCTTGGTTGCCAGAATTGGTGCAAATCCGGGCGTGGATGTGCCTTTAGTTGAGGCAGCCACGGCAGCAAGTGACCGTATTGCCTCGGAATTGGGCGGTAATGTGCAAAACGCTTTGCAAACTATAGCAGCAATGCACCAAAACATGAACGATATGCAAAACGCAACGATGGAGAAAATGGACAATGTTATGTCTGCAGCAACCGCTAAAAAGCGAATTATTCGCGGCCCTGACGGTAAAGCTATCGGCGTTGAAGTTGTGCAATGAATGGAGGTTGGGACACAGGTACTTGGAACGATGCAACCTGGGACTATGTAACGCCCCTTGTTGAGTTTGACACCCATGACGGCGATTACCTTAAAAAGAAGTTTGCAAAGGAAATTGCAGATAAGGCGCGTCGTAAGGCAGAGATTGTTTATGCGTTTGAAAAGATTGTAGAGGGTAGGCCAGACGTAGCGGAGGAGATAGCCGCGCCGTTTATGGAAACCAGAGCAGCAACATTGCCGGCAATTGATTACGACCGGATGCTGGAGGATTTGGACAGAGTGCAACGGATATGGGAATTGCACATCGAGCTTGATGACGAGGACGTTTTAGCCCTGCTATGAGAAAAAGCTGGATTTACGTTGATGGCGTTGCGATAGAAAAGGGTGATTACACGCCAGATCACCACTATGTCATGCCTGACATACAACCTTATCAGTCTATGGTTGACGGCAGCATGATTACCAGCCGCAGCAAGCACCGAGAACACTTGCGGGAGCATAACTGCTTTGAAGTTGGCAATGAGCGTATGGAGAGCAAGCCTGTCCCCATTCAAGATACCCGCAAGGACGTATTGAAAGCGCAGTTGTCAAACATGACGCACTCGCAAGCAAACAAGATACTTAACAAGTTGCGCGACGATATTCGTTTCACCCGTAATTAAACCCCCACAGGGAGTATTAAATGGCAGACCTAAATGAGATTGTTCCGGTAGAAAATGCAGATGCACGCCGTGATTTGCTTGCACAGCAGTTTGACGAGGTAGAAGCGGCTCCCGAACCCGCACGCGACGATACGGGCAAGTATGCGAAACCCGCGCCTGAAGCGGCTCCAGCAGCCACAGAAGCGGTTGAAGAACCCGTCTGGAAACGTCCTCCTGCAAGCTGGAAAAAAGATTATCACGAGGTTTGGCAAGGTGCTGACGATAGGCTAAAGGAATACGCCTTTCAGCGCGAAGAACAGATGAAAGCCGGTATCGAGCCGCTGAAGTCTAAAGCGCAGTATGCCGACCAGATGCAAGAGGTCATTGCACCGTATATGCAGACGATTACCGGCCTGGGGATTGATGCGCCAAAAGCGGTCAAAGCTCTGATGGAGGCTGACCATATCCTGCGGACTAGTCAACCCCATGAAAAGCAGCAATATTTCGCTAGACTAGCGCAGAGTTATGGTATAAATTTAAGCGATGTAGGTGGCTTGCAACAACAAGCCCCTGTTGATCCGCAGTTTTACGCGCTTCAAAACGAGCTTAATTCTGTTCGTGGCGAGGTGCAAAACTGGAAGCAGCAGCAGGAACAGCAGCAGAACCAAGTTTTGTTGGGAGAGATAAATCAATTTTCCCAAAAAGCAGAGCATTTTGAAGAAGCGCGGCCTGTCATGATTCAACTCCTACAGAGTGGCGTGGCGACCGATTTGCAAGATGCTTATGAGAAAGCTATACGCCTTGATGCAGGTCTTTTTGAAACCGTCCACCAAAGCCAACAAGCTACGGCAGACGCGGCGAAAAGAACTGTAGCCGATAGGGCAGCGAAAGCTGCAAGGGCGGCAGCGGTGAGTGTGCGAGGTTCCACACCCGGAGCAGCGACCCAATCCAAAGCGCAAGATCGTCGGGCGCTACTTGCTGAGCAATTTGACAGCATGAGTGACCGGCTTTAATTCACTTTCTAAGGAGCTAAATCATGGCATTTGCCAATAGTTCTGTCAGTGACATCATTGCGACCAACATTCAAAGTCGCTCCGGTGAGCTGGCAGATAACGTTTAAATTAGACGTTAAAAAACTTCGTGAATTCGGTGAAAAGCTGCGATGCCAACACCGAGCCAAGCGGCAAAGTTAAAAGGTTGCTGAAGGTGTAACGACTAGGACAAGGTGGAAGCTGAGTCCCACGAGCGCGAAGCGTAAGTATCAACCACAGAGGGGTATCCCAAATGGTGACAATATACGGATTAGAGGATGCAAGTACCGGCGCGGCTTACATAGGTTGCACAGCAGGTAAGCCTGGCAAGCGAATGCGAGAGCATAGAAGTTTGCTGAAAGCGGGAAAGCATAGCTCTACAAAGTTGCAAGAAGCGTGGAACGATCACGCTGGACAGTTTCAGATGCGGGTGCTTGAAACGATGCCAGCAGAAGTTTCGGTGATTGAGAAGCGTGAGCGCGAGTTGTCTTGGATGAAACATTACAGGGCGCAAGGCTTGTTGCTAAACGAAAATGAAGTTTCGTTTCAACCAACACCTTATGCTATTGCCAGAGGACAATTAGCGACAAAGGCGAGGGCGGGAACTTTTACGCAATCACCTGAAAGCAACTTAAAACGTAGATTGGCGCAGCTTGGAAAGCCGAAAGGTCATGGCGCAAAGATTAGTGCCACCAAGCAAGCGAAAAACTTGCGATGAGATAGTCTGCTCTGCACATAAAAGGAATGTGCAGGTTTCGGATAAAGAGCCGAAACGTAACGATAGGACAAATAACAA